TCGCACTACTCAAAGAAGTGAGAATTGTTCCACCTATCTGTATGAAACGAGGTGCAACTTCAGCTATATTATCAGCCAAATCATTTACACCCTGCTCGATCATACCTAAACCTTGGTCGCTATCCCCAGAAAAAACAAGCGAAAGTCCATTCATCACCGTTGAGAATGAAGGTAAGAACTCAGTAAGCATACTGTTTTTAAGACCTGTAAACGAGGTCTGCATATTCTGTAAGCTATCCTGAAAAGCAGCTGCATCCTTTACCGCATCATCGGAGAGAACACCGCCTAATTCATGGACCTGATTTCTCATTTCCTCGGTTTCTTCGGCACTCATATTCAGCAATGCACCCAACTCGGTGGCTCCACGGCCAAGGAGCTGGCCTGCAAGATATGTCCTTTCAGTTTCCGACTCAACATTCTGCAGAGCTGTGATCGTAGCAGAGAATAATTCTTCTCCGCTCATATTAGCTATCTCTTCTTGTGATAATCCGAGCTGTTCAAAGGCTTCATTCCCGGTCTCAGCTGCACTTGAAAGAGTCTTAATGCTTGCTTGCATACTTTCAATGGAAGTACCGGCATGCTGCATTATGAAATCCCATTCCTGAAAGCTCTCAGCAGACAAATTCATTTTCTGAGAAAGTTTATCAATTCGGTCTCCGTATTGAGCGACATCTGAAACACCATCAACAAATGCCTTGGTACCTGCTATGGTAGCACCAGTAACCGCTGTGATACCAGCTGCTGTTACTCCTGCTGCTACACCAATACCTTTTTTAAGGTTAGCACCAAAAGAAGATGCTGATTTTTCAGCACCTTCTAATCCTTCGTTGTATTCGGATGTATCTAATCCGAGCTTTGCGAATAATTCAAATACATTCATAGTTTAGTACCACTTAACTTTATGCTTTTTTCGATCATTCTATTCTTGATATCTTCAGCATTGTCTTGAGGTTTTTTGACTTCTGTTTTTTCTTCCTCGTAATTGCGAAGAATATCTCTGAATTTTGTAGTGAAAACATTGCCAAAATCTTCGTCAGTTTCTTTGTTGGTAAACATATGCTGAATAAAAAACAGAGAGTCAGAGACATACATTTTATATGCCTCTGCTCTCTGTTCTAATTCAAATTTTGCCAAGCAATAACTTAGGAATCTTCCGGCTGTTCGCTCGCCTCTGTATTCTCCGTAGCAGACCCAGAAGAGGCTTCTTCCAAGTTCTGAGCCTGCGAGATAAAAAGGTCCCTACCTACCTTCGAATACATACCAAACGCTGACCATATGATCAAAGGAACTCTAAAAGGATTAACGATATACTCATCAGGGTTCTGTCCTTCAAGAGCAGCTGCTATCTGCACTGTTTCCTTCGGATGATTTTTGAAAGCGTAGATAAATGCGTTCTGAATGTTTGTAACATAAAGCTTAGCAAATACCTTATCCTTCATCAATTCACTCAAAGGAGCGAAAATATCGGCCATGATCTCGCATGATTTAGCATTCAGTTCATCGAGTTTGTTTTCTTTATTCTCAGCCATAAAGATCCTTTCTTATTAACCTTCGCCACCTGTTACGGTTACAGTACAGAAAGCAGAGTATGTAACACTATCTTCCGTGAAAGAAGCAATGATCAGTGTGCTTCCTGCAGCAACACCGGTAACAACACCATCATCAACTGTAGCAACACTTTCGTTGAGAGATTCCCAAGTAACTGTTGCTGTATCAGGGTTAGTTGTAGCTGTGATTGTAACATCGTTTCCTGCTTCAACTGCAACACCGGACTTATCGAGAACAATAGATGTAGTATCGTCCTCACCATCTACGATGTAGAAATTCATAGGAACTACATCAATGTTGTCAGCATCATAGTGTCCTGTGAGTGTGATAGCTGTATTGCCCTTGCCCTTCTTCGTTGTCTTCAGACTGAAACCATCTGTTGAAAGAGCGTTCAAGAGCTGAATAGCTGCAAAGCCGCCATCTGCCTTATCGCCAACCCACCAAATAGAGTCTTCGAAGTCAGAAAGCTTAAGATAGTTTCTAGGTGTGATTCTAGAAGGATCATTAGGGTCAATGTCAGCTGCAGCAAGAGCGATCTTAACTCCTTCGGGTGAAATATCAAGTGCTGTAGTTGAAATACTGCACTCATACTGGTCGATCTGTTTGCCCTGTTTCGTATTTGAAGGCATATTGTCTACATCTTCAAAGTAGTCGTTAAAACTGGGTTTGCATACCGGATTGATACCGCCAGTAGTAACGAAAAGGATCTTTGACCTGTCAAGAACAGGGTTAGCAGGGTTAAACTGAGAAGTAATTACACCTGCTTCAAGCTGCAACTGTTTGAAAGCATCAAGCTTTACCTGTGTAAATCTTTTTGCCATAAGCTTTATTCTCCTTTATATTCTTGTTAAAAATTCAACTCCGAGGTTGAGTATATATCCAATAACAGTCTTGTCATTCGGGTCCGATGTTCTTTGAGCAAACGGTTCTCCTTTGGTAACATTCATGTAACCTTCATCAAGCGGAATAGGAAGCATATCTTCAATGTATGCAGATATTTCCTTTTCCTTAGCATCAAGCCATGTCCATGATGTACTCTTATCCCAAAGTGTAGCCATTGGATAAACCGGACTATCCAAGTTGCCAAGCGCTACCTGATAAGTAATATATGGATAAACAGCTTCTTCCGGCACACGATTTTCATCGTAAGCAGGAAGATTAAATCTACTCCATAAACTGTATAAAGCCTGTTGCTTATCCATTCGGTAAACTCCATTTCTTAGCTTTTACCTGTCGCATATTCAAAGCAGAAATTTCAGGTGGAGTGCTATCGTCTCCATCTGATTCTATCTTGAATGTACTATCATTCTTATCACGCTTGATAATATCGCCAGCTTGCAAGACTACATTCTTTCTTGTGATCAGAGTATAAAGGTCCGTAACCTGTTCCTGATTAGCAATAACTACAGACTGGGAATCATTAAAAGAAAAAGCCACATCAATAGGAGCACCCTTGACATAGACAGTTTCTACACCGCCTCGGCCATCAGGAATTGTAGTCTTATCCATGATGTGGCAACCTTCCATTACTGACTCGTATAACATTACGGTAATCCTCTTAACCTTCTATATGGCTCCATTCTTGTAGCAAATACTCCTTGCCAAGAACTACCACTTACACCGGTTCCTTCCGAAGAACCCGAGTCTTTGCTGTAATTGTAAATACCAAAACTTTCTGAGTTGAAAGGTGACATTGCTGGAGAGTCTGCGGATCCATATTTTGCCTGCCAAGTATCTATATCATTGGCAAGGTCAATGACTGCCTGTGGAACAGCCATTGACCATATATAACCAATAAATTCCTCGTCTTTGAGGTCTGTAGCAGGGTATTTATGGACACCCTCATTCTCAGGAAAAACACTACCGACAATGCGGAAATACTGTCCTTCTTTGAGATAATCAGCAGTAAAAGTTCCACCACTTATAGTGATCTTTCCCTTTCGCTTGTCTCTCCAAAAAAAGTTATTCAGATAAGTGCAAAGTTCAGTAAGTGTCTTTTCCATTTATCAACCCTCGCCTGATGTTTCCGTAGCAGTAGCAACAAACAAGCTTGCAGGATTATAGAGAACAGGCATGAACAGACCACTTGCCTTTGTCCAAAGCACCTTAGGATCCTTCTCAATCCACTGTGAGATATAAACGAAAGGTGAAACATCACTTGTCTTTGTAGGCATGTCGATTGTCGGAGCATCTGCTTCCGGGGGATCACCCCAAAGACCAATTCCAAGACGGCCAGACGGATTTGAAGCAAAGAAGGAAATCTTATTTGCAGGGAAATATCTATGTGTCTTGATAGACGGTCTACCATCCGCACCGATCTCAGTGTCATAACCATATGTCAGATCGTTTGTAACGACCTGAGTAATGCCGTACTCTTCCTCGAGCCATGCTGTAAGAGCAGACATTCTGACCTGAGCACCGATACCCATATTACCATTGATAGCCTGCTGAACAGAAGCGTGAGAACGCATCTTAGACAGGTTAGCTCTTGAAGTAAGAATACCTGTGATTGTAACACCCTCAGCAAGAGCTGCATCGATGATTGCCTGAATCTGTGCAGGAACA